AGCTGCCGTGGATGGGGGATATGTGCTGCATCTGGACCCGGGACGGCGTCCCGGTGTCATGTCAGGGCGTCCTGCCGCTCTGGCCTGGCGTCTGGTCGATGTTCGCCTACGGGACCGACCAGTGGCCGCACGTGGTTCTGAGCATGACAAAGCACTCTTTGCGGTTTATCGTGCCTGCGCTGCTGGCGGTGAATGCTCACCGCGTCGAGTGTCGCGCGCTCGCCTCTCATACCGAAAGCCGTCGCTGGATCGAGTTCCTGGGTGCCCGGGAAGAGGCGGTCCTGCACGCTTTCGGCAAACGGCGGGAGGACTTCGTCCTCTACGTCTGGAGGCCCGAATATGTGCATAGGCGGCGGCGGTGGGGGCGGCACCTCATTTTATCAGCTCCAGCTACAACAGCTCCAGATGGCGCAGCAACAGCAGGCGTCGGCGGCAGCGTTGCAGGAGCAACAGCGCGAGTTTGACGTTTCACAGTCGAACCGCACTGAGGACATCGCGTCCCAGAAGGAACAGCAGGCCCAGACCCAGACGCTGGCGGATCAGCAGGCGGCGCTGACCGAGCAATGGCAGCAAGGTCGGACCCAGGAAGCCGGTCAGGCGACGGACGCGGTCAATAAAGCCTTCGCGCAGTTCACCCCGGATTATTACGCCAATTACGTCAAAGCCTACGAAGGCAACTACAATCCCGAGATCGAGCGGCAATACGGGGTCGCCAAGCAGAACCTGGCGTATGGCCTGGCGCGGCAAGGCATCGGCCAGTCGCAGAGCGCGGCCACGCAAGAAGGTCTATTGGCCCAGGAAAAAGGCCGCAACGAAGCCCAGGTCGCCGGGCGAGCGGTCGACGCATCGACGGCGCTTCAGGGCAATGTCGAGAACGCGAAGCAGAGCTTGCTGGCCACGGCGCTATCGGACCAGACCCTTGGCTCGCCGATCACTCCGGGGTCGGCGGATGCGATCACCGCGCAGTTCGATCAGACCAGCCGGGCGCTTAGCCAGGTGACATCCCAGGCTGGCGATGTGGTGGGCACCCTCTCCGCGCCGCCCACCTACAACGCGCTAGGCAATCTGTTCGGCGACGCCGCCTCCGGTGTCGCCAGCTACGCGGCGGGCAATTATCTCGGGACAGTGAACCCAGGCTATAACGCGCCAAGCGTGACGGCGGCTAATCCAGCTTCATCCGGCAGCTCAAGGGTCATCGGATAATGTGTGACGGGTTTTCCGAGGCTGCCGCGATCGCTGGTGTAGCAACCTCTGTCGTGGGTGCCGGTGTGCAATACGTCGCCAGCACGAACGCGGCGAACGCAGCAGCCAACGCGCAGTCGCAGTCGATCGCGGCGCAGAACGCGGCGTTCCAGGCGCGCAACGCGGCGCAAATCCAACAGACCCAGGAACAGGCTGCCGCGCAGAACCAGGGACAGGCGGAATACCTGCGGCAAGAGCAGGCGATGCGGGAGAGCCAATCGCAGGCGCTCCAGCAAAAGCAAGACACCGTCAACAAGATGAACGTGCAGGAACAGCAAATCCAGGATCAGACCAAGGCACAGGTCCAGAACACCACGCAGAACGTCATCACGCCGCAGACCTTGCAGGAAGCCCAGGCGGCGTCTGAAGCACAGCGCAATGCCGGGGTGGCGCCGGTCGTTGCGGACATCCGCGCGTCCGACCCGACAGCCGCTCCCGCCGCCTCCCCGACCGTCAAGTCCGCGATGGCTGAGAGCATGGCCAAGGCGGCGGATTACACGCAGCAATACGGTGCGAACCTCGCCAAGGTGGGTGCCTACAGCGCACCGGTTGCGGCCACCGGTATCGCCGCCAAGGAATTGGCCGGCAATCTGATGCCGGCGGCGTCGGCGGACCAACTCTTAAAGGCGGGCGCAAGCGCCCGTCTCCTGCCCAGTTCGGTGGCCTATCAGAACGCCACGAACCTGGGACAGTCCGAGATCGCCAGCAACACGCAGCGCACCAGTGACCTGATGAACCTGACCAAGATGAAGGAGACCAACGCGGTCGACCTCGCCAACCTGAACCAGGCTGACACCAACGCGAACATCCAGACGGGACTGAACTACGCGCAGGCCCGTGCGGCGGCGCTCAAGTCGCTGGGGTCAGGCGTGAGCGCGCTGGGCAATGCCGGGATCACCTATGGCGCTTCGACCGGTGGCTTCGGCGATCTGTTCAGTGATCTGGGGCTGAGCAACAGCGTCACCTCAAGTCAGGCGGCTGCCGCCAAAGCCTATCAGGCCGGCGCTTTCAGCGCCGTGCCGTCCGGCACTTACGGTCCCTTCGTGTAAGGAGCGCGGGTAATGGTTGAATTCATGTCGCCCGCAGCGTTCAACGCAGGAGGTTCGCAGCCGAGTGCCGTGGGTGGCGCGGCCGGCGGGTTCGGTCAGCTGGCCGACGTGCTGGCCAAAGGACCCATGATCCACGCCCAGGCCGGCTATTACGCGGCGCAAACCGATAAAGCGCGTGCAGAGACCCAAGGTCTCGGTCAGGCGCAAGCCGTTGCGCAAGGCCGTGCCGATCGCGCGAAGGAAGCGATGGGGCTGCTGAGTGACGCGACTATCGTCCAGGACCCGCAGCGCCTGGCGCAAGTGATATCCAGGGTCACGGCGATCGGTATGGCCGATCCCGAGCTGGCGCCGAACATGAACGCCATGCTGGGCGGCTGGCTGTCCCGGGCCGGGATGAGCAACGCCATTATGCGCCGTGAGGCGGATGCCGCGAACGCCGGGACACCAGGTGGTCCCGCCTATGCGAGCACCCAGACCGGTGCCCGGGAAGCAGAGGCCGCGACGACGGGACGCACGGTCCTGACAGAGGCCGGGGCGACGGGACGCACCGCCATGACAGAGGCCGGGGCGGCCTGGCGTGATAGCCAGCAGCTGGTCAGCGCGCGTCTGCCGGGTCAGGACACGAGCACGCCGCCCATCACCATGTCGAAGGCTGACGCCTTCAAGCGCGGCGCCACGGTGATTTCGGCGGCTCAGCAGGATCGAGAGGCCACGCCGGTCCCCGTCGTGCCGGCAGGGTCAGACCCCTCCGTGCAACCGACCCTGTTCCCGGGAGGTGCTGTTGCCGCAGCCCCGGGCGCCTACACGGGGGTCGGCGCGGCGCAGCAGGCGGCGTCGGTGGCACCCACCACGGTGATGGGTCGTGGCGGACCAGCGCTTCAGGCTACAGGCACCGCCACCGCGCAGAACGCACAACCCGTGCTGGGAAGTGCCGACAGCGTGCTGGCGAGTGCCTACCAGCAACAGGTCTTCCCGGGTGGCGCCCCCAGCGGTGCGTTCTCCTCCCCGGTGACCCTGCCGCCAGCGCCCGGCACCGTGCAGCCAGGGACCACGCCGCAGCCGCCAGCAACCACGCCACAGCCCGAACAACCACCAGCAACCACGCCGACTGAACCACCCCCGGGTTCGCCACTGGCCACCGCGCTTGCCCTGCGACCGATGCCTTCGCAGTCGCTGACCCCGGTCACCAGCGCGGCCCAAGAGGGCCTGAACATGAACGCGCTGCTGGATAAGCTGGCGACGGAGCACTACCCGGCAGGGACCGGCATGACCGGCGGGATTGCCGGCACGCTGGGACCGGAAGCCCGCGCCAAGATCATCGCCTTGACCAACAAGTATATGACTTCGGGACCCGAGCGTGGCCGGGCTGACGCGGCGATGGAGCGATCGATCAGAGAGCTGCAAGCCACCGGAGAACTGGCGCCCGACAAGGTGCAGGGCGCGCAGCTGGGACGGTCGCTTGGCTCGATCTTCTCCACGCCACGGAACATCAAGGAACTTCAGAAGCCGGCACCGAAAGCCGGTGCCACTACGAGCACAACGCAGACCACTAAAACTGCTACGCCACAGATGCAGCCAGGGTCGTTGCATGATTACCAAGGCCGGCAGATCGGTCTGTTTAACAACAAATGGTTCTTTGTCGGGCCGAACAACGAACCAACTGAGCCAGTGCCAAGGACATAGCCTATGGCCTACAGTGACGGACTGCCGCCTGTCCCGGCGCTGACGACGATCACCACGCCGAAGGGCGTCAGGTTCACCGTCGCGCAGCAGTATGCGCCGCAGTTCCTGGGCCTCGCCACCGATCTGGAGAACGCCGGCTATCCGATCAACGCGCCGACCTCTGGCGGCTACAATCGGCGGGTGATCGCCGGCACGAACACGCCATCGGAACACGCGTTCGGCCGGGCGATCGACGTGAACTGGGACCAGAACCCGCACGGCAGCGCCGCATTCAGCATCCCGCCGGAACTCGCGCGTCAACTGGCAACAAAATACAACATGACTTGGGGCGGTGACTGGAAGGGTCCCACTCAGGACGCGATGCACTTCCAGGTCGCGGGCGCACCACCGGTCCCGATGGGTCCGAGCAGCACGGTAGCGCCCGGGACACAGGACAGGACACTGCCCCCGTTGGACACGGGTCCTGCCGCCACGCCACCACCTGGAGCGCCGGGCGCGAACACTGGGGACGTGGACCTGGCCAGCGTGTTCACCAGCCATCTGAGAACGCTCCAGGCGCGACAAGCAGCGCTGGCAGCCTTAGGCGCGGCGCAGCCACTCAATACGATGGGGTTCGGTCTGCCTTCATCGGGCAGCCCGGTGGCCGGCGCGCTCAACCGGGCGGCGCAAGCCTTCAAGGGTATTTCCTGACGTGGCGGTGATCACTGACGACTACGGCAACGTGCTTGACGGCGGCGCTCCGCCGCCCCCGTCGGGTGCGACACCGGTTGTCGCGGCACCACCACCGCCGCCTGGTGCCACACCGATCCAGACCTTGACCAACGCCCCGGTGGGCCTGGCAGAACGTGCCGGGCAGAACTTCTGGGACGCGGTCCATGGCACGCTGACCGGCAGCCTGGCGAACTTCATGGCGGCAAAGATCGCACCCAACGTTACCAACATCGACCCGAACACGGGACGGCCGATGCCGACGATCCGCGAGCAGGTTGTCCCGATGCTCAAGGAGGAACAGGCCCAAAGTGCCCTGATGCCGTCCTGGACAGAGGACCCCACGGCGGCCGGCAAGATCATGGGTGCCGGCGCGGCGGTCCTGGGTAGCCTCGCAGGGGGCGCCACGTCCCCGGAGAACGTCCTGGTCCCGGGCGCCGGGGCAGTCGAAGCCTACGGAGCGACGCGCGTCGGAGAAGCGTTCTTGCCAACAATACTGCGCATCATGGGCAAAGACGCGGCGATCCAGGGCGGCACCCAGGGCGTCGCTAATGCCGGGTCGCAGCTCCTGGAGACATTCACCGGGACACGCGAGCACATCGATCCGATGGAGATCGGCCAGCAGGCCCTCATCGGTGGCGGCATCGGCGCGGCGGGACCACTAGCGGGCTACCTCACGGGGCGAGTGGTCAACGCGTTTCGGGGCGGTCCGCGTGTCGGGCTGGCCCCGCCAGCACCCGCGCCCGAAGTTCCGCCTCCACCGGAGAGCCAATATCCGCCAGGGGTTGCGCCCAGCGCGGAAGCCCAGGCTGCGGCGGCTTCAGCAGGAACGCCACCCCCGCCGCCGCCGCCGGGTGCCGTGCCTATCGGGGAAGCCCAGGCTACGACAGCCACGACGACGTTTGAGCCAGTGACGGCGCCAGAACCGCCGCCGGTTGAGCCGCCACCGGTCCCGCCGGTTGAGCCGCCACCGGTCCCGCCGGTTGAGCCGCCACCCCCGGCCGCGCCGCCGGTCGAGCCACCCCCGCCGGCCGCGCCACCGCCCGCACCGCCGGCCGCGCCACCGCCCGCACCGCCGGTCGAGCCATCACCGGTCGAGCCGCCGCCTGTTGCGGCGGCGCCGGAAGTTCCTGTAGCTAAAGTCGAACCGCCACCGCCGCCGCCAGGCGCCACACCCGTAGGAACTACACCCGATGACCGACCTCGTGTTGCCGGACAGGAGCAACCCAAGGGAGTGCCTGGAGTGGGCACTGAGGACGCTGGACGCGTTCAGCCGCAAGGAGAGACGGGGCGTGCTGGCGGTCAAGGAGATACAGGGGATCGCGCGCAACCTGTTAGCGGCGGCACTGAAGGCGGACCCGTCGCTGCACGACCACCCGATGCTACGCAAGAACGGCCAGCTGTATCACCGGAGGGCGGCGGAAGAGAAACGTTACCGGGAGAAGCTGCACCCAAGCCCGTAGCAGAGGCACCGCCATCGCGTAGTGATCAATACCGTGCTGCGGTAACCGAACTCGACGCGCGAAACGCGCCTGACAGCGAATACCAGAATATCTTATCGACGGGTTCCAAAGAGCCGTTGGCTTCTGGAGAGACCTGGCGCGGCAGGGTGCTGGACTTTGCCCGCCGGGCCGACGAGGAGGCGGCAGCAGTCGCGCGTCCCCAGGACACCGGGACACCGTCCCGGGACGTGCCGTCGGCTTCGCAGGACACCGGGACAGCAGAACCAGCCGTTAAATCCGAACCCGAAAAGACGGCTGCGCCAATCGCCAAGGAACCCCCGGCAATCGCCAAAGAAATCACCACCCCGTCAGGCAAGCGCCCGGTGTCCACCGAGGAACAAGCCGACTTACTTTCCGCGATGAGCACTGCGCGCAAGGCGCTTGCCCAGGCGGAGCGTAAACCCAGCACCACGCCGGAACAACGCGCCAAGCTCGAAGTTCAGGTCCGTGAAGCGGAGGCCGCCTATAACAAGTCCGAAGGCCCACCCGCCAAGCCGCAGGGCGTGTTTGGTGGCCCGGCGAGCAAGATCACCGATATCGGCAAAGCCCATGAGGCTGACCTGGAAGCCCACAGCAACCTGGTAAACCAACGGGTGCACGCCGAGGGCCAGGACGTGCTCCCGGTCCCGCATCCAAATGGACCCGCCAGCCTGATGGGCGGCCGGGACGCCAGCGTCATTCAGGGACGGGACAGCACGGGCCAAGCCTGGACCGGCACGGGCGTCGCGCTCGCGCGCACCGGGACGCCCGCGATCGACCGGGCGGCTGCGGCGGCCGGCAAGCGCGCCACCACCACGATGCGGTCAGTTCCGCCAGCGGCAATCGACAACGTCACCAGCGGCGTGGGTCACGACAACCGGATCACCTGGGACCGCCACGTGACCACCCCGGACGGCCAGGAAGTTGTCGTTGGGACCACCCACGCGGGCGACCCGATCGTGCTGCGCAAGGACGCCTACGACACGCTGCTGCATTCGATGGGCGAAGGCGGCACGATGAGCACCGACGCGTCGAAGCCACGCAAGGGGAACACCCTTGAAGGCAAGGTCGTCGCGCGGGACGCCAATGGCGAAGTGAGCGGCGTGGCGATGCCCCGGCGTATGCCGGCCAGCGACGCGCATACCTACGCGACTGGCGAGGTCAAAGCCCCCGAGGCAGCACCCGCACCCGCACCCGCACCACCACGCAAGCGCCCCAGCGCCGGGCTGAAGGACCAGATCGTCAAACGTGAAACCAGCATCGCCAGGATGGAGGCGCTGGGTGCGCCCGGCAGCAAGCTCGCCGATGCACGTGCCCAGCTGGCGCGGCTGCATGAACAGGCTGACATGCCGGTCCAGCACGATCTGCGCGACCTGGCGGCGCGGGCGCCGCCGCGCTCGATCCCGAGAGCGCCACTGTCCCAAGCCGACCTGGCGCACTACTCTCCAGGGGCATCGGCCTATCGGGACGTGTTCCGGGACGCGGGACACGATCCCGACAAGGCGATGAACTACCCGATCAAGCGCCAGGCCGAGATCGTCCGCCAGCAGGTCCAGGATCGTTTCGGCTTCAAGAACGTCAGCAGCGACCAGACGCCGATCGACACGCGCAACATGCTGGCGGACTTCTATCACAATGCGCAGGGCATGGCGGCGGCCACGGGCATTCCCTACAACTCGATCAGCCTGGACGGCCGGATATCACTCGCGCTCACGAAGATCACCAAGAAGGACGCCGGCACGCTGGGGATATATCACCCTGGCACGCGCACGATCAGCCTGATCGGCCGCTCCAATTCGTTCGCCCATGAATGGACCCACGCCTGGGACCACTACCTCGCCGACGAGCTGCTGAACAACCCCAAGGCCCGCCGGCTGCTGAGCGAGACGGCGGCGATCAGGACCATGAAGGCACCCACGCCGGGGTCCACGGCGGAAGGCTTCGCCAAGGTGCTGGGCACGATCTACGGCGAGCACGGGTCCGACGCGCTGGAGATACTCAGGCTTCAGCATCTGGCCGGCAGCAAGGACCCGGTCGTCGCGCTCAAGGCGGCACGCGAGCTGGTCGCGAAGGAAAGCGAATTCGCCAAGGGTGTGCGGGAATACGCCGCCAAATATGGTCCTGATGCGGAGCGCTACCTCTACCGGCCGGCGGAGATGCTGGCGCGCACGCATGAAGCGTATGTCGCCGATCGGATCGAGAACAACGGCGGGGACACGCGCGCCGTCACCAAGCCCGGGGACGCCTACAGCGCCGAGGGTCCCCGCGCGATCAACGAGCAGTTCGAGAAAATCTACCCCAAAGCCGAAGACCGCGCGCACATCTTCGAGGCATACGACCAGCTGCATCACGCGCAGCGCGATGAAGGCATCGCGGCGTTCCTGGGCCAGAAGGGGGACATGCCGTCGAACGCCGACACCCTGGCGCCGCGCACCTGGGGCGCCATGGCGGACGTGAAGGCCGCCGCCGACCAGACGAGCTTCTTCCGGCGTGAGTGGAACGCCTGGCGCAAGCCGGTGCAGACCATCAAAGACCGTCTCGGCCTGGACCCGAGCCGGCCCAAGGCACCGGTCGGTCCGCTCACGCGTGTGGCCGACATGGGACGCGCGGCAACCTACACGCCCCGCGCGCTGATGGAGATCATGACCCACCGTGTCCCGGACGGCCGGGCACGGGAGATATTCCAGCAAATCTCGGATCACTTCGCCGGGGCGGAGGGCCTCCGCACCGAGCAGATGGCGGCGGGACGCCGCGTGGGCCAGGTCTACGAGGAAGACGTGATCACGCATGAGCGGCAGAACATCAATCACTTCGTCGACGCGCTGCGCCTGCACGACCTGGAGGACATGACCGACGCGCAGGCCAAGCAGATGCACGCGGAGATGACATCCTTCGGGGACCAGACCATTCCGCCAAACATCGTCGCCGCTGCCGCCAAGATACGCCACTTGCTGAATGCCGAGCACGCACGTCACCAGATCGAGGCGAACATCGATCTGGGCTACGCGCCGAACGCCTACTTCCCGCGCGTGCTGGACCACTACCGGATTTTCGGCGAGCCAGGTGCCTTCGCGAAGGACGCGATGCCGGTCTATCAGCACGTCTACGACCGGGACGTGACCACGCGCGAGGACATGCTGGACGCGCACAAGGCGCTGAAGTTCCCGGGACGCCTGCCATCGGACATCCAGACCAAGATCGACGCGCTGCGCCAGAACGAGCGCCAGGTCCGTGCACTGACCCGCGAACGCGACAAGCTCAATCCCACCAACGACGCGGCGCGGATCGCGGCGATCGACCGGGAGATCGCCGCAAGGGCACCGGTCGCGGACGCGCTGCATGCCGAGGTCGAGCCGCACATCCGAACCGCGTTCGCCACTGAGGCCGCCAACGACTGGGCCTCCCGCATCGTGGTGGGCGATCCGACTGACTATGAGACCAAAGGGCCGGAAAGCAGCTACACCAAGGGACGCGTCCTGCCGCCGGAAGCCGACAAGCTGCTAGCGAAATGGTATCTCACCGACCCGCGTGAAGTGATCCCAGAATACTTCCGTCAGTCGGCACGACGGATCGCTTATGCCAAGCGGTTCAAGGACATCGAGGCGCAGTTCACCGAGGCGATGCAGTATGGTGCACGCGGCGAAGACATTCGTGCGATGCGCGGCTACGTCGAAGCGCTGACCGGACGACAGAAGTCCGGCCTGCCCGATCCGATCGTGCGGAGCGTCGACAACGTCATGACGTTCGGCACCATGGCGCTGATGACCAAAGCGGCGTTCACCTCGCTGGGCGAACCGATGAGCGCCATCCTGCGCACCGGCAGCGTCAAGGCGGCGCTGGAGGCGTATGCCAACCAGGTTGGGGACATCCTCAGGACCGCCGGATCGAAGGAGCGCAAGACGCTCGCCAACGCGATCGGGCTGACCACGTCGGCGCTCTATGACAGCACCATCGCCCACCGCATGAACGCGGCCTATGACGACTTCCCGGCGCTGAACAAGCTCCAGATGCACTACTTCCGGCGCACCGGGTTGACCGCGCTCACCAACTCGCAGCGGCGTTCCATGATGGGTGCCGGCCACGTCGCGCTGGGGGCGTGGGCCAGGGACCTGAACAGCGGCAACAAGCGGCTGGCGACTGAAGCGGCGGCGCAGTTCCGCGACCTGGGCATCCCGGACGTGGACCACCAGACCCTGGCGCGGTTCATGACGGACAAGGGCAGCGCGCTGCCCACCATCCAGGACCTGGACACCCAGGGCGGCCAGCTCTGGGGACAGGCCAACCGGCGGCTGGTCAACCAGATCATCCAGGAGCCGATGCGGGTCGATAAACCACTCATGAGTTCCAATCCGATGGGCCGCATGATGTTCGGCCTGATGAACTATAATTACGCGTTCTACCACCACGTGATCGAGCGCACGTTCAACCGCTATGCGGCGCAGTTCGGCGAGGCCAAGGGCGTCGGCGCCAAGAGCATGGTGGTTGCCCGGTCGGGAATGAACGCGATCACCGCTGGCGCCGGCATGTATGGCGCCGCCCTGGTCGCCACCGTGGCACGCGAAGCGATGTTTAATCCCGATACCTGGGATGAGCAGAAGAAGCAGGGCAACCTGATGGAGTGGCTGAGCGATCTGGCGATCCAGCGCACCGGGATCAACGGGCCGCTTGATCCGGTCATCCAGGCGATCAACGGGCTGCGTTACGAGAAGTCGATCAGCGGGC